CGTCTGGCCCATGCTTTCGGCCGAGAACTTGCCGGACTCCAGCAGCTGATCGAAAGCGTCGGCGCCGGCCGTCTGGATATCGCGAAAGGCCTGTTTTGCCGGCTCGATCCACAGCTCTTGCGCCTTTTTCAAATCCTCGGCCTGCGTCTTTAGCCGTTCGTTGATCTCGATCGCCTGGCGGCGGGCCTCGATATCCTCGGCCGTCAAAGCGTTGCCCGCCTTCTGGGCCTCCTGCACCGACTTCAGAACGGCCAGCTCGCGCGCGCGGATATCCGGCGCGGCATCGAGCAGCCGGTTTTCCGCTTCCAGCAGGGCGTTCTGCTTTTGCAGCTCGGTCGTCTGCATGACGAACGATTGAGCGACCTTGCCTTGGACGTCCTGGAGAACAAGCCGCTCGTATGAGTCGGCCAGCTTCTGCACTTCGGCGTCAGACGCTTTCGCCTTGTCGCCATAGGCCGAGAGGGCGAGCTGCAGCGCCTTCAGCCTGATTTCCTGCTCGGCGAACGCGACGTCGCCACCACGCGCGGCCGCGGTCATTTCGTTCTGAGCCGCGGCGGCCAGCTTTAGCGCCTCGGTCTGCTTGTTGATCCGTTCGGCGATATCGGGACCGCTGCCCTTGACCGTCGACGACCGGGCGCCCTCCGGATCCAGCGGCTCGGTCGGCGGGAACGTCCCCGACACAAGCATCGTTGTCGCCCGCTGGTCGATCTCGGCGTTCGCCGCGTCGGTCGCCGCCTGCTTGCGCTTCTCCAGCGCGGCGAGGCTCGACTGCGCCATCGTGTTCCGCGGATTGATCGCCAGCAAATTGCGCTGCGCGGCGATCTGGTCGTCGAGGTTCTGCGCGTCGTTCTGCAGCGCGCGACTGTTCTTCGTGGCGTCCAGCTCTTTGACGCGATCGAGGTTCTTTAGAACGCTTGCCAAAATGGAATTGATCTTTTCCAGCGCCCAGGTCGCGATTGGTTCGCCAAAGGTCGCCGCCATGGCGCGCCAGCGCAGGCTCGCGACCGACGAACTGTCCGCCAGCTTGTCGAGCGCCTTTACGGTCTTGTCGTCGATCATGGCGCCAGCCGCGGCCGCCTTCTGCGCCAGCGTGTCGACCCCCGCCGCCATATCCGGCAGCATGGTCTGCATTTTCTGGCCGGCCTTGCCGAAAAAGTCGACGCTGGCGGCGGCGCGCTTGGCCGGATCCTCGATCTTTAGGATCGCCTCGGCGACGTCGCGCATAAGCGCCTCGGTCGGCCGCAGCTTGCCCTGCGCGTCGAGGTTTTTGACGCCGAGCCGGTCGAGGGCCTCGACCATTTCTTTCGAGCCCTCGGCCGCCTCGCCCATCTTCTGCGAAAACTTGCCGACGCCGCCTTCGAGCTTCTCCAGCGAGACGCCGTTTTGCGCCGCCGAAAACTGCAGCGCCTGGACGCCGCGCGTCGTTATGCCGAGCTGCTCGGCCAGCTCGTCGAGGCCCGACACCGCGTCAAAGGAATTCTTAGCCAACTGCAGAAAACGGGCGGCGAGATCGGCGACCATAAGCGCCAGCTGCGCCTTGATCGCGCCGCCGACCTTGCCTAGCGCCGATTCCATGCGATCGAGCGTCGAGGCGGTCGCGGCCTGCTGCTTCTCCAGCTTTTCCAGCGCGCGCGTCGCCGCGGCCGAGCCCTCGACCGCGCGCGAGGCGTCGATCACCAGCCGAATAATTTTCGTTTCTTCGGCCATGATCTAGCGCCCCGATCGCGTGCGGTTCGCGGCGGCCCTTGCGTCGGCCGCCAGTTTCTTCGTCGTCTCGGCGACCATGTGGTCGTCGATCAAGGCGATCGTTTCGACGAAATCGTCGAGACTTTCGCCGGTATGGCCGAGGCGCCGGCCCTCGGCGCGGATCGTCGCCAGCGGCACCGGCAGCGGCAGCTGCAGGCCGCCGGCGAGGCCCATCGAGAGCGGCAGCTGCTGGCGATCGCGCGCGAGCAGCTGGAAAGCCTGCCAGATCTCGGCGGCTTCAGGGTCGAGGACAGGCCGGGAGAGCAAACGATCGAGCGCCCAGGCATCGCCGCGGCTGGCGAGATCCCGCCAGGCGGCGACCTGGGCGCCGTGTTCGCCATCCCAGCCGATCAGTTTTTTGTCTGCTCGACGATCGCCTCGATCCGCTGGCCGCGGAAATTGGCCGTTTCGTAAACCATGGCGTCGACGGCCGCGAACGCATCGTCGGCGGCCAGCAGGAAGGCCTCGCCGGCCTCCGGCGAATAGGGGATCGGAACGCCGTTCGCCGTCACGCCGCGCCAGTCGCGCAGCAGCAGGCGGGCATAAGTGCGCGCGAGGAAAGCGCGCGTCGTCTCCGGCGTCGCGCGCGCGTTGCGCAGGCGGCGCAGCTCGTTCGCGATCGACTCGCCCTTGGCGCGCCAGGCCGGATTGGCGTCGCTGGCCGCCCGCACGATCAGCGTCCGGCCGCCCGGCAGGCCCAGCTCGGCGCCCTCGGCCTCGATCTCGCGGTTGCGCTGCAGATCCTCGATATTGTCGAAAACGTAACCCATGGCTTGTTTCTCCTGGTGGTGAGAAGGGCGGCGCCGCCACCAGACGACGCCGCCCCGGTTGCGCCGGCGCGCAGGGAACGCCGACGCGGCCGACCGGAAGGGAAGGACCGGCCGGCGATCGGTCGATCGCTACTCGGCGGCCGCGGCGGCCTCGGCGAGTCCCTTCGCGATCCAGTCGTCGGCCGACTGGTCGGCCGGCACGTCGCCCTCGGCGATCGTCTGGCCGCGCAGATACTCGGCGCGGGTCGTGCGATCGGCGCCCGGCGCCAGCGTATAGACGTGAAAATTCGCCAGAATCATCAAACGGCGCATATTGGAAACTCCAGGTCGAGAGGAAAAAGGATCGCGGCGATCGCGGCGATCGCCGCGCCGCTCACGCGACGTTGCGCGTCAGCTTGATTGCGGCGACGTCGGTCGCAAAGTATTTCGCCATGAAATTGAGCGTCACCATATGATCGCCGGTCGCGCCCGGATCCGTAACGTCGGGATTCCAGACGTCGCAGGCGCCGCAAACGATCTGATCCTTATTGCTGGCGACGCTGCCGATCGTGAGATCGAGCGTCTGGCCGGTCTGGCGCGTGACGAACGTCGAGTAATCCGTCAGTTGCGAGAAATAGAGCTGCACCGAGCCCGACACGTTGAACAGGCCGAGGCCGGTTCCGAACGGCGACGACGATCCCCAGGAATACTGCTCGCGGAGATTGTTTTCGATCCGCATCGAAAGGCTGACGATCTTCGGCGTCGCGATCCCGAACAGGTTGCCGACCGTGATATCGGCCGGCGTCACCGGATCATAGCCCGGCGTCGGCGCGGCATAGGTCGAGGAAGCGATCGCCGTCGTCGCCGTCGTCTCGGCCAGGGCGCGGATCGCGAAATTCAGCTGGCCGGCCTGGCCGTTCTGCATCGAGATATCGACCTGGTCGACGACGCACCCGGCCAGGCGCCGATAGGGATCCGTGGCGCCGCCTTCGTAACGCTCCTCCAGCGTGAACGACTTTATCGTCGAGCCGTTCTTGAGGACGTTTGTCGAGAACGCGGCACAAAAAGCCGACTCCCAGAGAATGTCGGTCCCGGCGTCGCGCGCCCAGGCCATTTCGATCGTTTTCGGGAACGACGCCAGGCCGCGCACCATGGCATAGGCCATGCGATCCGAACGCCGTTCGGGCGACCGGACGTCGGCGCGCTGCGGCGCGCCGCTGACGCGCGTATCGCGCAGCACCTTGAACGCCGGAGTCGCCGGCGTCGTGCCCTGCGTCACCTCGGCAATGATGGCGGTTTGCTTGTTTGCGGAATCCATGGCGACGATCTCCCAGGCTGAGCGGCCGGCACACGCCGGCGGTTAGAGCGGCCGTCAGCCGCGGTTAAAATTCGTAAAGCGCAAGGCGAGCGACTCGATCCACAGGCCGCCCTCATCCATGCCGCCGGCCATGAGGGTCGTCCCCGTGATCCGGATCTCGAAACCGGCCGGGCCGAACCGATCGGCGCGGAAGCAGGCGCGCAATTCCTCGACCAGCGCCTCGGCCGCGTCGCGGCCCTTGCCGAGCCGCGCGCAGATCCGGACGAACGCCAGCCCGTCCTCGCGATGCAGATTCGCGCGAGGCGCGCCGAACGTGAACTGCTGCTCATCGCGCGCGCCGAATTCCAGGGCGACGAACAGCTGCGAAGCGTCCGGCGCCTCGGCCGTATTCACCAGGTCGACAATCGGGATCCCGAGCCCGGCCGGGACGCTGCCGATCGGCATCGAGCCCCACGGCGCCGGCAGGCCGCCGGCCGACGCGCGGATATGCGTCGCCAGACGATCGCGGAAGAGATCGCGGACAGAGTCGCCGGCCATGCTCGCCTCAATTCCGAACGTCGGTCGGCTTCTGGTAGAACTGCAACGCCGGGTAAACCTGGTTTCGTTGCACGCGCTTCACATAGGCGCGCGAGCCGTTTCTGCGGTATCGGCCGCCCTGGTCGCCCCAGACCTTAACGCCGGTATTCAGCGGCACCATTTTATAGTCAAAGAACATGACGCGGCCGAACCGGGCCTCTAACAAGCGGATGACGACGCGATAAACGCCGCCGCGCGCCTGGCGCGACAGGGCCTTGCGCTTGCCGCGGCCGGTCTTTTTGTTCGCCGTCGCGCCCTCGATCTTGCGGGCGTAGGGTCGCGGATTGACGATCTGGACGCGATCGGTCGGCTGCAGCGCCATCAGCGCCGCGCGGGCATCGCCCAGGATCTGCGCGCCGTTCACCATGACGACGTGATCGTCGCGGTAATGCCCGCGGATGGCCGGGCCGACCGGCGATCGCTGGCGCAGCTCGGCCAGCGCCCATAGCACCGCCTCGGCGACGCTGGTCCGGCGCGCAAACTCGATCCGGCCGAACGGCTTGACCTGGGCGGGATCGCGGCGCGGGACGCCGTCAGTCACGACGACCGGCGAGGAATCGAAACCGCGGCCGACTTCCGCGCGCAGCGCGCGCTCGGCGACGGCGATCGTCTGCGCCTTGATCCAGGCGCCGATCGAGGCGCCGATCGGCGCGGCCAGCGGCTCGACAATAAGCGGCATGTCAGCCCGCGACCGTCAATTCGTACAGGTGGACGACGTCGCCGTCGCGCAGCGGCCGGACGTCGAGGATCGACCGCTCGCGATCGTCGATCACGATCGAGTCAGTCCGGACCGGCACGGCCGGCGACCAGCTCGACGCGGCCAGCTCGGCCGTCCCGAGACGCACCTGGAATTCCTGCTGGACCGCCGAGCCGCCGATCGACTCGATCGAGCCCGGCAGCCGCTTCGCCTTGACGGCGATCGAGGCCGCGCCCTCGCGCTTTAGCGTCATGCTTTCGCCGTGCGCCGCCAGGATCCGGGCGACGGCGGCTTTCATCAAGAGCGGTGCAACGTAGGGCATGGCCGGGCCTCAATACAGGAACGACGCGCGGCAATAGGCGTCGAGAACGTCGGTCGTCGCCGGCGGCAGGCCGTATAGGTCGCCATCGTCGGCCGTCGTGCCGCGCGTGTCATAGGTCGCTTGATAAATGTCCGGCACCGTTTCAGAGCGCACGACGACGCCAGGGTCGCGATCTTTCGCCAGGAAGGCCGCGCGGCAGGCCGCCAGCGCCGCCTCGTAGAGATCGGCCGGCAGGACGATCTGCGCGCCGGTCGGCGTGCCAGTCGTCGGGATCCATCCCGCGGTATAGGTGACGACGACTTTCGCGCGCGCCCAGCTGGTCGGATCGCCGCCCGCGTCGAGGCGCAGCAGGCCCTGGCCGTCGATCCAGGAATAAAGCGTCGACGCCAGCGTAACGCCCGACTCGACGACGCTGCCGATCGCCGTCACCGGCACGCGCTGCAGATCGAGCAGCCGATCCTCGGCGTCGATCCATCGCGTTTCGCGATAGGTCGCCTCGATCAGCGGCCGGCCGATATAGCTGGCGACCTGGCCGGATACGGCGTTTATGACGCGCGTCAGCCGCGCGTCCTGCGAGGCGTCGCCGATCGACAGGTCGGCCTTCAGCGTCGCCAGGTCGACCAGCTGCTGCGAGCTGGCCGGCGTGACGATCTCCAGCAGCGGCGCCAGCGGCAACATGCCCGCGCTACTCGCCCAGCGGCGCCGGATCCGGATCGACCGGCGCCGGATCCGGATCGACCGGCGAGGCGGCCGGATCGACCGGCGCGGCAACGTCGCCCAGCCACGGCAGAACGGAACGGCCGCGGCCGGCGCCGCGGGCCGCTTCGGCGACGCCGGCCTCGATCCGCGCCTGCGCCATCGCGTCGGGCATGTCGATCACGTCGCCGTCAACATACGAAAAGCCCTCGCCCGCCCAGGCGACCAGATTGCGAACCAACATATCGAGATCCTCCTTCGCGGAACCGCGCGACGCGCGCAGCTCGGCGAAAGAGGCGGGCCGATCGGCCCGCCTCTCCCATCGCGCGACTAAGTCGCGCTGTTGGCGTAGTGCTTCAGCGAGGAATTGCTGCTCGCGACGAAATTGCCACCCGAGCGCAGCCAGGCCAGGAAACCGACCTGACCATTCTTCGCATAGGCCGAATCGTCGAAACGGAACATCAGCATGCTCATCACGTCGCGGATGACGTATTGCCCGAACGCCCCGAAAAGGATGCTCTTTGCGTTCGCGGCCATGTTCGCCATGTCCTGATTGATCGCGTAGCCGTAGCCCATGAGCGACGGCTGGCCGACCGGCCCGTCGAGGCCCGACAGGCCCGGCAGCCAGAGCGGCCGGTTCTGCGAGTCTTTCAGCTTCTTCAACACCTTGAGCGAGCTGTCATTCATCATCCAGCTACAGCCGTTGGCGCGATAGGCCGGGTCGACCGAGTGTTCGAGATCGACCAGGTCGTCATAGATGACGCTGGTCGTCTGGCCGGTCGCGCCGGTCTTGCCGACGGCCGACGCCGTCACGGCGCCGCGCGGCTGGGCCGTGCCGGTGCCGGTCGTGAAAAACGTATTCTGGATGCGGCCGATGCGGGTCGCGGCCAGGCTGTTGACGATCCCGACGACGTCGATCGCCGAATCCTGCATCAGCTCGTAGCTGACGGCGAAAACCTTGCTGGAGAACTTGTAAGGCACAAGCGACACGTTGCCGAAAGTCGCGTCCTGGTTGTTCGCCGCGGCGTTTTCCGCGATCAGCTCGCCGGTCTGCGACGTATCGTCGACGGTCGGCCAGCTCATCGACTCGCCGCTGGCGGTCTGCAGGATCTGCGCGACCGAGCGCATGCCGCCGTAGGCCTTCAGCTCGACCAGCAGCTGCGCGACGGTCGTCGCCGGCACCAGGAAGCCGCCGGCGCTGTTCGTGCCCGCGCTCTGGGCGTTGCGGATCGCGGCCATGGCCTGCAGATCGGCGACGTCGAGGCTCTTTTCGCCGCCCTTCAGGAACTGCGCGAACATGCGCACGCGCTTCTCTTCGTCGGCCGAGGCGGCCGACAGGGTCACGCCGGCGCGGTCGGCCAGGCCGTCGATCGTGTCGCGCGAGGCGCCGACCATGGCGGCCGCCTTGGCGACGCGCTCGATCGCGCCGTCGAGCTTCTCGATCTCGGCGACCATGTTGTCGTATTTCGTCTCATGGTCGGCCGACCAGTCGTTCGGCTTGGTCCCGTTGACCAAGGCCTGCAGCGCGGTCGCCGCCGTGTTGCGCTGCTCGCGCAGCGCCTGGATCGAATGCGTCATTGTCTAATGCTCCAGGTGCGCCGGCGCGCAGCCGGTCGCTATGCCTTGCCCAAGGGCGATCGAAAGAGGCGGCGCGGCGGGCGGCCGCGCCGTAGAGATCAGCGAACGCCGAGCCCGACCAGGCGCGCCGCGCGCTGGCGGGCGGCATGGATATCGAGCGCGCCGGCGGCGGCGTCGGGCGCCGGATCCGGCGCGGCCGGCGCCAGGATCGCGTCGACCAGGCCCAGCGCGCGGGCCTCGGCCGGCGTCAACCAGGTTTCGGCGGTCATCAGCTCGTAAGCCTTCGCGGCGTCGAGGGCGTCGCCG